CGCCGACGGGCCAAGTGGCTGTTGATTGGTGTGACGCCCAGAGCGCAAACGTGCGCGCTTGCAAGTCGATGATCACGCCAAGGTCAGCGATGAGACCACCGGCCCGAGTGCGGAGCTGGCTTCGGATGGCATAGCCAGTAAGGTCTGCCTTTTCACCAGCTGACCCGATGTATCCCACCATCTTAAATGTATCGCCGCGCTTAACGATCATGCGTCATCCCTTGAGGAATTAGCAGGCCGTGACGAATCACTGAAGCTTGCCCGAAAGAATCTGCGCGCGCCGCACGGACACGGCGGCCTCGACCAGCACGGCGGCCTCGACCAGCTTGGTCAGGCAGTAGCCGATGCCGTGTTGGGTGCTTGACAGATTCAAGTCGATGCGAGTCAGGCGCGTGTCCTCGATGATGTCGAAGAAGTCGTCCAGCACCGGATCGGTCTGGCGAATCGCCTTGAGCGCCAGGCGCTCCGGGCTAGTCCACAGCAACTTGAACTCGACTGGGCTCACCAGTGGACGTGGGCTGACCGCGTGAAGCGCCATGCTCGGATCGGCGATTATCTCTCGGCCAATCTGCCATCCTTGCTGCTCAACGGAATAAACAATTTCCGCATCAGATTCAGCGACGACTACATCCTGATTTTTCAGCTGGTACATGGTGTCTCCTTAAATAGATGGACCGAGTAGCTGCGCAGTTTTCCCCGCAACAGAACCACGGTTTCCGGGGGCCGTGTTGGCACGCGCATCAAAGAACCCGCTGAACATGTAAGAATCAGTAAGCTCGAAGCTCCCGCGAGTATTTACCTGTGCTGTGCCACCCTTCACCGTGGAGGACTGGGCAACGCCGAGTATCGAAGTGCGCGATGTCAAGTGTGCGCTGATAACAGGACTTACCGACGTTCCGTCACGATATCCGCTCAACGCAACTGACCCAAGCAGTGCCAAACAAGGCCCTTCTACTGTATTTGCGTTAATCGCCCGCAGGGTTATCAAGGAGCCCAGCAGTGCGAAGTCGGGCGACAAGACCGCGAAATGCACGGCTCGATTTGACGTGTCGTCTTCTTGACGAAGAACCGCATAGCCTGACGGCACAGCTTCGAGCCACGTCGAAGAGTACGTCGCACCGTTTGAGTACGTAGCAGCGTTGATACTGCCGACGTTCACCTCAGCTCCGAGCTGCCCCCCGTCCGGAGAAAATGCGCGGCAGAATCGCCCATCCAAGATGGTGGCGAATCCGTTCTTGTTCTTGGTAATCGCGCCTATAGCGTCCGGGTTGTATCCGAGTGGCTGGATATTTATTGAACGAAGGAGGACATTTGCCTCATTGTAAATATCGACATACCATGGGTTGTTGGTTTCGTTGGACCGGCGCATTACGGCAATAGTGCCAACTGCGTCAATTTCAATACCTATTTGATCAAAATTACCATAAACTCCAGGAGCACTGCTCGAATTCGGGGCGGAGACAACAGCGCCTTGGAGAGCGCCCGCTGGGTTGTAGCGCGCAAAGCGCCACGCGCTTGACGCACCGTTCCACCATTGACAAATAAAACCTCCCGCTGCGAGAGCGATGATATTTGGCTTGTCGGGGTACTGCGTCCCCGCTTCAAGGACAACTTCAGCGCCCTGAAGCACGCCTGCAGAGTTGTATCGGCTGAACCGCGTCGAGTTGTCGGACGCGCCGTAGAGAAATACAAAATCCCCGTTCAGCAATCCTCGGCAGGCACAATGCCCGCGGCCCGGATTCCCCACAGTGGGGCCTACAGCTTCCGGGCCGACAACAGCGCCCGATTTATCATAGACGGCGTAGTTGAAAGCGCCATCACTAAACCACCAGACGACAAATAGGTTTGCCGTTAGCTTTTCGACGCCGACCGCATATACATGGACATCAGTAGATACTGTAATTCTCGCAACGGCCGAGCCAGTCGTTACATTGCGGAGCGATAATTGAACGCCTGTAGTCGAGTTCGTCCCGTTGCCCGCGTAAGCCACGACGACTTCGCCGGTCGGGAAAGTCACGATGTTTCGCATCGCTTGGGCGCTCAAGCCGTACTTGGAGTTTGATTCAAGCGCCACATTGGCCGCGATAGCAACAGCCCCTGCTGTGTCGTTGTTCAGGCGCGCCGAGGTCAGCAGCGGGTTCGCTTTGTATGCGTAACCGTCCTCCGCAGCCAGGAGCAAGCTGTTCGCAGCCACGTCCTCGGCGGCGATGATATTGAACACGTCGGTCTGGCTTCCCGCTGCACTTACGCTGCCTCCTTCAAGAATTCGTCCCATTACGCTACCTCTTCAAAACCGTGAACGCGAACAGTGCAGTCCGCCGTTGAACTACGCACCACCACATGCTCGCCCGCGCCTGCCACAATGGCCGTGCGCTCCAAAATGCCGTTGGCCGGGATGACGACACCGAACTCAACGTAATCAGCATTTGCCGGCGCGCCAGTCGGCGCGATAGCGACATTGACCGTCGCGTCGGCTGAACCGCGATTAACGACGGCGACGTTAATGGTCGCTACGGTCGATGCCGGTACGGTATAAATCGTGGTGTCAGTGCCAGCGGCCAGCGCCGCGGAGCCAAGTTTTCCTGATGCCATTTAGTGTTGCCCCATGAAGTAGAGTTTCGATGTTGAAGGCACGCCCAGGTTCTTGCGCGCCTCCTGTTTACTGGCCACGTCCGACAGGTTCAGGCCAGGGCGCAGGTATTCCGGCGCCTCCAGCGGGTCGTTCTGGTAGGCGTGCAGCACGGCGCCTGCCGGGTAGCTTTGCGTCAGCGCGATCTGCTCGTCGGTCATGTGGGTATAGTCGATGCCGTAGATCAGCCGCACGCCATCGACATAGACGGCCAGCCCCTCGCCGGTGTGCACGGTGGAAAAAGCGACCACCGCCTGTCCGGCAGCCAGCGTCTGCACTTCCTGCAGGACGTTGACCAGCATCTGCACGCCTTCGGTGATGTCCACCCACTTGACGTCGCCATCCATGTTGCTGTTCTTGGCCATGAACTGGTTGGTCAGGCCACCAGGGATCAGGTATGCCGCCGTGATGGTGGACAGCACCCATTGGCGGGTAGCGCCCACGACGCTGGTGTCAATGACAAGATTCACCACGCTGGCGTCGGCCACTTTCACTGCAGCCACGATCACCATGTCGCGGGTCGATCCTTCGGCCGCAATGGGCTTGTAGGTCTCAGGGAAGTTGCCGTAGGCGAACAGCCGTCCGTCCGTGTCGAAGATGCCAACCTCGCGCACGGACCAGCCGCCCACATTGGACGGCAGCAGGCCCTCGACCATGAACATGGTGGCGTCGTTCGGGTTGGTGTAGAGCGCAGACAGCTGGTCGCGGTAGACCTCGCGCACCAGCGCTGTCTCGCTTCCGGTGGGTTCTGCCACCGGGTTGCCGTTGCCGTCGCCCACTGCCAAGTGGGTCAGGGTCACGGCCGGGCCGCCAGACTGAGCAGCGGCCACCTGGGCGACGCCCACGGCGGTCAGTTTCATGTAGAAGCTCATGCATTCGGCTCCGCTTGGATGTTGACGGTCTCACCCATGAAGCAGGTGGCCGCGATGTATTCGGTGGCGCGGGTCAGGCCGCGGATGTCCACGCCCTCCAGGCGGCTGCGCAGGTTCTTCACGCTCTCGGCCACCTCGACCACCTTGTCGTAGGCCGCGCTGGTCGGGATGCCCACCTGATTGACGGCCAGGTCGATGCGGAAGGTGTACGGGGCGCCCATGGGCGCCTTTTCGAACCACTCGGTCACATCGATGTCGTAGCCCAGGCCGTCCAGGGCCGTGCGCAGCGCGCCGATGGTGCCCTTGCGTTCATGTACGGCCACGCTGGCCTTGATGGCCCCGCGCTTCTGCGCCTCGGTCCAGTTGCTGTCCCAGGCATCGACACTGAACGTCCACGCCAGCCACGGCAGTAGATTGGCCGGGCAGGTGTCCGGGTTCCACATCTCGCGCACCACCACCGGCACAGGCCGGTTGATGGCCTTGCTGATGGCGATCTCTTGCCCAGTGGCGTTAGCCGGCAGCAGGTCAAACATCGGTCACTCCCGCAGCCGTCACGGCAATTGAGGTGCAGTTGGCCGCCTGCCCCTGGCCAATAACTATGGACGCGGCCGGCTGGGTGATGATGACGTTCTGTACGCCGGGCTGATGCAGCGCGGCGTACAGGCCCGACAGGGTGACGTCGTAGCCGATCCGGCGCACGCCCTCGACGTAGGCCGTCACCGCGCCTTCGGCGGCGTGGCGCACCACCTCGTGGTCTGGGCCGGGGTACATGGTCAGATCGGCCGCGATGGTGAAGGGCACGATGGTGGCGGTTTGCACCGTCACATGGTCGGTCAGCGGGCGCACGCTCTCGGCGTTCAAGGCCGCCGTCACGGTCGCCAGCAAGCCAGCCGATGCTGCGCCATCGCCAGTGCGGCTCAGTACGTAGACCAGCACCTCGCCGGGGTTCGGGCTGACGGCCTGAATGTCCCTCACGTCAGCATCGGCGCTCAGGCCGTGGAACACATAGCCGCCCTCGCTGCCGGCCGTGGTGATGCCCTCCAGCGCCAGCTGGATGCGGGCACGGAAGTCAGCATCGGGCTCAAACACAGGAAGCATGGGAGGAATGGCGCTTGGGTCACCGGCATCGATGACCAGGCGCTGCACGTTGAAGCTGGCGCCGATCTGGTCGAGGTCAGACCCGACAGCGAAGGCCAGCATCACCGCCTTGGCCGCGTCGTTCACGCGCTGGCGCAGCAGCAGTTCGCGGTAGGCGCACACCTCCAGCAGTTTACTGAGCGGGTCTGATTCGAGCGCAAGCGCGGCCTCCAGGTCGGGTGCGCTGGCGATCAGGTCGGCCCGCATGGTCGCGAGGATCGCCTCATAGTCCAGCGCCTCGACCACGGATGGCGCGGGCAGGCGGCTTAGATCGATGGTGGTGAAGGCGCTCATACGGTCACTCCGATGGGCACGGCGATCTGCACCAGCTGGCCGGCACGGACGTCGGCCAGGTCAAACGCGGCGATGGCGTCCAGCGCCAGGGTGACGCGGCCCTGTTCGTCGATGCTGTCGATCTGCACCCTGCGCGGCCTGATGCGC